ACCATATATGATGTCTTTTGCAAAAATTCTCAAACTCAATCTCACCTAAATGTCCATAAGCCTTTCTTCTTTCAAGTGCTTTATTCATAACTATCTCCCAAAAACTCTATCTAACTTATCTAGAGTTCTTTTTAGTTTAATTATTAAGAACACATTAAGACATACTGATATTATTGCTATTATTTCCATTCTTTCTCCTTCTTGGTTTATAATCTCTGCCTCTAGGTCTATACCCATATATCATATTATTGATTCTTGATACCAATCCCCACAAGATATGTAGTTCTTCTTTCTTGCTCATTATTCAAATAAGCTATCAGCTTCTTCTTTACTTACTGTAGGACTAGTTCCTTCTTCAACTTTAGCAGACCTAATATTAATTTCTTTAATAGCTTTCTCTTTCCAAGCCTCTACTTTGCAGTCGTTAATGATCCAAGTAAGTGTTTCAGAATCTACTTCTCTATAAGTCTTACCTTGATTTTTACCACTCTTAAAGCCTATAGGTTTATCTCTCCAACCATCACCACTCAAATCTTCTTTTTTAGCCTTATATGGTGTATTTTGTTGCAATTTAGCAGTAATTACTTCTTCAGCAGATGCAATAGATTCAGTTGTGTCCATACCTAAACAAAATTTTAAACTGCGACCTAAAGCTGAAGTTTCTGCATTTTCTAGACTTGAAGATTCATTTATTTTTGAAGATCCTATATCTTCATAAGCATGTCCAACATAAACTTCCTCACCAACCTTTACTACTGCTTTAACCACAACTATACCATCTTTGAATTGTATTATCTCAGTTAGTATTGATTTAGTTTGGTCTTTGTATTTCTCATGAAACATTTGCAATCTTTCTGCAACTGTTACATAATCCTTCCCATGTATTTTTACTGGCATTTTTCTATCTCCTATTTATTTATCATTTGAATTTTATTGGTAATATGTATGTATGGATTCTGTGGATTGAATCCTAAGAGTTCTAGTAAAGCATCAGCTAACTCTCTAGACATCTTCTTTTTTCCATTGAGGTATGCAGATAGATTGCTAGGTTGTATGCCTAACTGCTCTGCAAAATACTTTTGTCTGTAAGGTGAGTAGTGTACCAAGGCTTTAAATAGCATTGGTGTATGCTCATCTATTTTAATGTAATAATCACTCATCTTGTTATAATCTCCCAAACTAATAATATAATTAAATAATACATACTAATTGATATAAAAATTGGTGCATATTTTTCTACATACTTTTCTATTTTGGTAGGCATTTTATTGCTCCTTTTTTATTTTTTAAGATCCTTAATATAAACACTATAGCAACCACTTTAAGAACTCCTGTGATAAGGCTATCTATTGTATATATTAAATCAAAAACCAACTCTCCCATATCCTTTCTCCTTAATTAAATTGTTGGTGCATTTTGTATTGGGGTGGTATCACCTAAAGCTGCCCTTCTACCTTGTATGCACCAAACAAGTCTATATTTTTTATTAATTATTTAATCTCCATTAACAACCTCACTAAATATACAAATTAATATATGATAAAAACAAGTTTTTTTAGTTTATGGAGGAGAAATAGATATAACTATTATATATGTAGTAACAAAAAAGGCTCTAAAAAGAGCCTTAATTGTTGTGCGATTTGTATGTTAGTTTACCATGTTTCTGTCAGAACAAGGGAGGTTGAAAACAGGTTATTGGCAACCTGTTTGAAGGAGGGTTTATTTGTTATTCTGCATATTGCAAATTCTTTAGTTGTAAAATCAGGTGTGAATAAAAAGGGAATTTTTCCATTTAATGTTAATTTATAGAATGATGCTAATGATGTGTCAAATGTATGTGTGTTCCCACCTTCATCATAAGTAAAGAACTCATCAGGATTGTCTGCTTTATTAAATAGCTTATCATCAGATAAATAACTCAAGCCTACTTCCCATTGCCTTCTTCCTTTTTTGCCACCTAGATTATAATCATAATTATCTTGTTTTTTTAATGCCCAAGCAGGTAAGCCATTAGCCCAGTTGGGTTGTCCTAAATGATTAATATTGGTAATGCTGTGTCCACCTATAGTTGTTTGTGTCTTGATCCCTTCAAAATTATTAGAAACAGATGCTTGTATTTCAAAAGCAAATTCAGGCTCAAACCACCTACCAAAAGTAATGCTTCCTAGTTTTTTAGATTCACTAGAGGTAACATTTAAATTAAGTTGACCAAAAATATCTTCTGCACCCTCTGTAATATTAACTAAAGAATAGCCATTATATTGTGGAGTATTACCACCTGTGCAATTAACTATTTCAGTTGCTGTAAGATCAGAGTCATTTGCAGAGAATGATATGGTGTCATTAGTATCTAAATTATGCCCTAAAACACCTGCATAAACACCTGAAACATCTGATTGTGGTATTGCAGTTACTAGCTTAGATACTGCACTATCTTCTTTAAAATTAAATGTGTGTGTAGCCTGACTATATTCATTGTTATTAGTTGGATCTAAATTCCATAATTCAGGATTATCATTGCTTTCATGATACCCTAATACTTTTAAATATTGCAAGACATCTGCATAAAATCTTGGTTTTCCTATAGTTCTTCTAGCCATTCTTTTCTCCTAAATACTTGATTTTTTAACCTTTCTTCCTATAACTGTTTTAGATATTATTTCTTCAGGCTTTCTTGCATCTGATTGATACTCACCATAATTAGAGTTCCAAGTATCTCTAGACACATTAACAATATTAGCTTGGTTTGCCTTTAAGTCCCAAGTAACATACTTACACTTTGTTATTTCTAGTTCACCTACATAAGTAAATAATAATTCAGATAGTTCTGATTGAGCCATACTAAATATTACAGCTTTACGTTTTCCTATTTTGATAGTCCAACCTTCTGCTAACTTTTTAATGCCTTTAATAGCACCTATATAATCAATTTCAAATGCAGCAACCTCACCATTGGTTTCAAAAAACACATTGCCATCACCATATTTAATTGTTCCTTGTGATGCTACAGGTTTTTCTAATGTATTAATTTTATCTATCATTAATTTGTTATCCTGTTTACTAAATTGACTACATCTAAAATATTTACCTCACCATCAAAATTAGTATCACCTAATTCAACTTGCTCATCTGTAAAACTTTCACCACCTATTATTGTTTGAATCATAATAACTACATCAAGAATATCAGTTAGCCCATCTTGATTTAAATCTCCAGTTCCTAGCCCTTGATTTGATATGCCTAACAAATCTAAATATTGATATTGCTTTGCTTTATAATTTAGTGGACTGCTAGACATATGATGTAGTTGTATAGCTTTAATTTTTATAGAATCTAGTCCTTTTTTAGTTTCTGTAATCATAAACAAAGGCAAGATATATTGCCCTGCTCTTACAGGCATATCATCATTCTCACCTACTACATATTTTTCTCCATATATTTTTTTGCCTAGCATCATTTTATCAAATTCAACTAAATCACCAACCTCTAAAGCATAATAATTTAAAGGGAGTTTTAAATCTACTATATTATGTTGATTGACATTCCAGTAAAACAAATAATCTCCCAATACACTAGCTGCATATGAATCTCTAATATATGGACATTCAAAATCTAGGAAGCTATTAATATGATCCAACTCTCCAGTAAGAAGGCTTTCTTTTATATTGTAGTAATTATCTTGCCTGTTATTAACAGACATATCACCATTGTTATAATAAACATTTTTATTTGCCTCTGCTATATAAGAATCCAAGTATGTATCTAAACCATAATCTTTGTTATACTTTACCTCTACTTTAGTAACTATGTCATCTACTGAAGTTCTTGAAAATGAATAATTAAAAACATCATCTGCTTTTATAGTTGATATATTTTCATCACCTGTATATGTGTTTTTTATAGTTATAAACTTTAAATTATCATTAACTAAAACAGGCAATGATTTACAAGATTGAGATATTTCTTGTATTAGTTTCTTACTTTCTATTTCTTCATTAACTGAAAAAGCCATTTGAAAACCTTGATGTTGATCCCAAGATTCTGCTTTAGAAGGTGTGTCTATATTGTTTTTATTAAAGCCTAGTTCTTGACCAAATATATGGTGCATTATATCTACAGGTTGTGTTATCAAAGTGTCTGATGGATTATATATTTCAATGTGTTCTTCCATCACATCTAAAATATCTATTTCAATATTATCTGTATATGTATAAAAAGACTGTATTGGAAGTAAATCATATTCTGTATTATATAGACCCTGATTGTCTGAATATTTTATAAAAATAGACATATTATCTGTTTGTCCAATATTTACATTATCTGCTGTATAGGTTATTTCATAATCTTTGGTTTCACCTGCAACTATGCTATCTGTTATAATTTTTTGTCCATCATAGTCTAGTGTTCCATATTGAGCAATAACATCTTCAGTAATTTCACCATACCAATCAGACAAATCACCTGCAATATCTTCATTAACTTGTGATATGCTTTGATTATCTACTAAATAAATTTTTATTTCCCCATTATAATCTTGTGATTTTATCTGCAATTCTATTGGTCTTGATTCTGTTTCATTTACAAATTCAGGTTTATCTAAATTTAAAATACTTACAGTATAGTCTAATGAATCAGCTTTAAATGTAACAGGTGCAAAAGGCACAGGTGCAGATTCATTATAAGCAATAATTCTTCCACTTGATATTGCAGAATCAACAGAAGACCTATCGACAGGAAATATATTTTTAAGCCCACTTTCTCCATTAATTGTTAAAACAAATCCTACCAATATATTATAATTATCTACCCATTCTTTAGGAACACTATCATTACCTCCTGAAAACTGAAAAGAAGTAAAATGTGCATCAGAATTTAAACTTAAACCTATATCCTGTAGGAATGAATTATTTACATCTGATCTTACTGAAATTTCATCTCCCCAATCTACCAACTCACTTTGCACATCTAATTCTACAATACAGCTATAATTGGTAACTTCCCAGTACATAGCAGAAACCTCTACTTGACCTCCATATATAACTTCAGGAAAAAAGCCACTAGAAAAAGGCATTAGATTAAGACCATAGCCACTAACCAAACCCACACCACCACCTAAACTAGCAAAGCTGTGTGGATTAAAAACATTATCTTGTGCCATATGTTCTTCAGCAGCAACCCAAAAATCATCATAATTATAATTAAGATAACCAAATCCTAAAGAATATCTAAACTTTCCATTTTGCCCTAAATCAATCTTATTAAAGTCTTGTGTATTGACTATGTTTATAAAATCTACACCTTCATTAGAATCTGCCATATTAGAGCCATCAGACATCTTAACTCTAAATTTTAAATTTTCTGTTGGTGAAATCCAACCTGCACCTTCCCAAATTAAACTAGCCATTAATATTTAGTCCTTGTTTTAATTTTTTGTTTTGTTATTGCAGGTGGCTTAGTTGGTTTTGTAGGTTTTGTAATTTGCCTTGCAACAGGTCTTTTAGTTAATCTGCCAGTTGCACCTACCTGCATATCTGTATCAAGCCTACCTTCATAATAATCCTGCCTTTGACTTAATGTAAATTCTTGAGTTCCAGTATAAGTTCCATCAACATTATCAACTCTACCATATACATCTGCATAAATATCATAACTTATAAAATCATCTAGTATTGCATCTCTTTGTATTTCTAGGTTGGTTGTCTTTAAATATTTAAATCCATCATTTTGTGGCTCTAAAATCCAATTACCTGATTCAAAATTTAAATCTCTTTGTGCTATACTAAAAAGCCTGTTGCCTAAATCTGATGTTTTTAAATTAGGACTTGTAGTGCCACTTTTTCTAAATATTCCTCCACCATCATCATCTACTGTATGAATGTTCCAAATAGGATCACCAATATCTGTCCATCTAAAAAATAAATGAGGAAATGTTTCTGATGGAGCAGGATCATTTTGTCCCCAGTCACTAAAATTAAATACCTCTGCTTCCAAATCAAATACTAGCTTAACCCAACCTTTTATTTCTTTCTCACCACTACTTGTAGGAAGGGATTTTGTTATTTTATTTTCTGATGCAAACTGTGTAGCTTCAAAATTAATAATAGATTCACCATATATATTGACATAGTCTAGATTGTCTTCTAATGCTTGTTGATTGCCAAATAACCAGTATTCAGGGTTAGCAATATCTTCAGGTATCTCACCAAAATTCTTGACATCTAAATATGAGCCATTGACTGTTGAAGATGGATTAGTAGCTGCAATATCTTGAAACATCTGTACATTAGCACTTCTTTTTTGTGGTGAGCCTGATGTTTTTTCATAATGCAAATTATAAGTCCCCCCTGTAAATACAACAGGTGATTTATGTGTAATTTCTACCATATTGTAAGCCATAGGAGTTCCATCATAGCTATTTATATCACCAACATCTTCTGTGTTTACAATTAATTGCTTATCAACTAATATTATATTACTTAAAATAGTAAACTGGTCTAATTCAGGTGCAGCATATAAAGTTTCTGCTGATTCTTGAGAAAATAATCTAGATTGTGGTCTGATATTTAAATATATATCATTTTCAAATACTTTAGGATTTTCAATTAACTGTATAGCAAAACTATCAGGGGTTATAGAATATTTGTTGCTTCCATTTTCTAAAGCTGATTCATATATATTATAATAAACACAAGGAGCATTATCAACATAGCCATATACCATAGGTACATTTTTATTCTTATATCTATCAGGAATTTCAACATCATCTCTAACATATTCAATAGGAAGGCTTTTATGTAGTGTTTTTTCTGCTTGGTCTTCAAGATATATGCTTACATCATTTGCTTTTTCTTTTACTTCTTTTAATAATCCTGTATATACTTTTAAACAATCATCAAGGCTTTCTGCTGACTGTGTCATGTGATATACTTCTACTTTTTTATTAATAGCAGATGGATTAAATAACTGATCTGATATTATACTATCATTATATTCTGCATTATATAAGCTGATATTTAAATTAGATATTTTAAAATTCTTATTTTTTAAATCTATGCTTTGATTAATACTACCTATCTTTTTAACTAAAGGACTGTATATGTTATCTAGTTCTACTTTCATTGTAGATAAATAAATTCTATCATCTATAATTATAAGTGGTGTAAGATTATAATCTCTGCCTTCTATATCATTTTGGAATTTTTGTGGGATCTCTAACATTAACCTATACCTATATCTCCACCTTTTCTTAATGCTTCTCTAATCATTGGTATAGCCTCATCTTCAATAAAATCTTGCGACATTACATTACCCTGAAAGATAATAGTAGAGCCACCTCTGTTTGCACCTTCATTAGTAGTAGGCTCAATATCAACATACTCTGCACCTTGCTCACCTGCTAAGAATAAAGTAGGCTCTGTAACTACTCCATCAAATCCTTCTGCTGCTGCAACTGAATTTATTGTTTGACCTACAAGATTACCAAATGCAGAGCCAGTAGCAACTGCTCCCAAACCTGCTAAAAATCCCTTTCCTTTAAATGCTTCAAATATATATGTAGCTACAATCTTTCTAATATGGTCTGCTATATATGTTGCAGATGCTTTTGATACTGCATCAGCTAAATTTTCTTCAGCAGCACCTAATGCCATTGCCATATTAATTTGGTCTTTTCTTGTTTGTAGTCTTTTTTGTTCTATATCATATAAATCATTTTGTCTTTCTATGTCTAATTCAATTTGAGAGCCTAATTGTGCATTTAAATTAATAAAAGGAATCATAAAATTCATTTGTTTTTCTAGTTGCACATTTTGATTGCCCATTACTACAGCAGTTTTTTCTTGATTGCCTATATTATCAACAAGAGCCTTTGCATATAAGTTAAATGCCAATTGTGTATCTGTTGCTGTAACTCCAAGCTTGTCTAGTTCTGTTTTAAAGACTGTAACTCTGTTCATAAAATCTTCTGTGGACAAAGATGCTAATTCTTCTGAACTAATCATGCCCTCAAAAATACCTTCATTATCTGCTGCAACGTGCATAAATTCTGCTAAAGCTGTTTTAGCCTCTTGGAAATTAGTTGCTAATCCTGATAGTCTTTGTGCATCTGAAAAGTCATCTAATAATATTCCTGCTTCTTTCAAGCCTTCAACACCACTCATAACTGTTGCCATAAATGGCTCAAAAGCATTTCCTACCTCTCCTAAGAAATTATCCCAACTAGAATTAGCTTGTGCTATTTTATCTGCCATTGTTAGTTCTTCATCACCTAATATCTTAACAGATTCAGTAAGTTGCCTCATAGCTTCTTCATTAAAAGCTAGTTTCTTTTCTTGCTCATCTAACTCTCTGCCTACAATTCCCATTGTTTCTTTGTAGTTTTCATAAGCTATTTCTGAACGAACAATTATACCCAAGTTATCTAGCATCTGTATAGATTGCCTACCCATACCAGTAACAAGTGATTCTACAGAACTTTTAGTATCTACTCCTAATACTCTACCTAGTCTTTGTGCTGAGTCAAACATATTAGCTAATTCTGTTGTTGAACTTGCTACACCAAGTGTTAGTGCTTGGTTTGCCATAGTCATTAGGTCTATATCATTAATAGTTCCATCAACTGCATCTCTTAATTTATTAATAGAAACAGCAGAGCCACCAAC